CACTTGGAATTGTTGCAAATGATCCAACTAATTGCGCTCCTGCACCAGAAGCAGTAAGTGTTGTTCCGACTCCAATCACCAAATTGCGATTCATTTCATAATATCCAAGGATACTTGAAGAATCGGAGGGGTTAAAATAATACACCGCACCAGAACTAAATCCTTGTGGGCCTTGAATACCCGTTGCCCCCGTTGCTCCAATACCCGTTGCACCAGTAGCCCCCGATCCTGCTGGGCCAGTCGCGCCCGTCGATCCGTTACTTCCTGCTACACCTGTAGCCCCAGTCGATCCCGTTGCTCCATCTGTTCCGTTGGTTCCTGCAACGCCAGTAGCTCCAGTTGAGCCTGTTGCTCCATTGCTTCCAGCGGTTCCTGTAGCTCCTGTAGAACCAGTGGCCCCATTACTACCAGTAATCCCAGTGGCTCCTGTGGAACCAGTAGCACCGTTCGATCCGATTAACCCTGTTGCGCCTGTCGCGCCGCTTGCTCCAATCCCTGTTGCACCCGTGCTACCAGATGCGCCAGTGGCTCCCGTTGGGCCACCAGATGGGCCTGTAGCTCCAGTTGATCCGATAGCGGATGCTCCTGATCCAACAAAGTCTAGTTTACCAGTGAAGGGATTGAATGTAAGGGCCATGTTTTATGGGTAGGCTACAGTTACACCAGTCAGATTCGCGTCACTAGTTGTCGGAGGCTGAACGGCGTAAGTGAGGGTTAGTGTTGCTACAACATCTCCAGCGTTAAGATACTGGACTGTTGCAATATTATTTGTAGAACCATAGTACGAAATGTCAATCTGATCGTAGGCAGGAATATCAAATCCTGCGATCTGTTTTAGGGAATCGTAGACATTAAAGTTCTGCTGATCTGGTGTTAGATCAACAAAGCAGGGTTGTGATAGTGCTGGAGTAGCCATAAGATTGTTATCGTTAACGATAATTAGGTAACAGGAAGCGCAGCAGCAACAGCTTCGTTAAGAACAAAGAGTTGTTGGTCTTCCGTTGTTTGCACAAAGCAGTTTTCAGATACAATAGTAACTTCACCGATTGTAGCAAAAGCTAGATAGAATTGATAGAGCCTAGAGGCATCACTGGCTGCATCAAAGCAACCGAAAGAAATTGGAGTAATACCAGCAGCAGCAGACACCGTAATCAGAAGTGGGTAGAATTTATTGTGGTAAGGTAAGGATGTAAAGCAAGCCATAATTTAGAAAAGGTTATGGGCAGGGAGGGTTAAAGACCTCCCTACCCAATAATGGGGAATGGGTTAGTAGTAGATACCAACAACGTAGGCGTTCACATAAAGTGCGCCAACACGTCCGGCAGTATCTGCACCAGAAACAACGTCAACACCAGCGTTTGCGTAGGTGAATGCAGTTGTGCTAGTAACGGTGATTTCCGCTTGAACGTCATTGAACGTAGTGTCGGTCATGCTGGCAATCGTGATCGTGTCGCCCGTGGAGAAACCATGAACAGCACCAGTTACGATTGTAGCAACGCCCGAAGTACGGGAACGAGTTGCAGTAGCTTGTCCAGCACCAACAGTTGATTTCAACAAACGGAGTTTGCTAGAACCAGTGATAACGTAAGGGTTAGCGGCAATCGCAAGTGGATTGTAGCGTCCTTGATTATCAAGAGCGTCAGTGACGGTGAGTGAAGCTGTGATGTTTTCGCCAGTGGTTCCGTTGTCAACGATCACAATTGGATCGGTGGCAGTGGTTCCGCGAGCATAAGCAGTCTCCAATACGATGCTTGTTGGAAAGAACTTAGTATCTTGGTCATTAAGAACAAGAAGATCAGCGTCTCCAGTAGCGAGAAGGTTAACGGCAATCGGGCCAAAAAGGTTAACCCGATCATAAGCGAGTGGTCGTGAATTAGACATATTATTTTATTTAAGGTTGTGGGGAGAGGCTTTCGCCCCTCCCCTGTTTAACTTAGGAAGGCACAACAATGTCACCTACACCAGCGCAGCTATAGCAATCCTGATTATTCTCAGGAACGATATAGGTCTGCACTTCGCAGCAGGAACCGTAGAGGTTCTTGCTCTTAGGCATACGATGCAAGAAGCTGTGCATGATGGTTGGGTCTTTAACCTGTGCGGCAAGACGGAACTGGGCTTGATAGAAGCCCGTTTTGCGCCAGCGGTTGCACTCCCAATCTGGGTTCTTCCATTCCCAATCACCAGCGTAGTTCTGGGTCATTTGTTGGGCTTGGCCGTATCCACTATTGGAAGGCATCGTCCATTTCACCATGGCTTTGTTAACCATAGCAACCGAGATACCGAAATCGGCATTGCGATAAGCGCGGTTAGGAATGTAAGCGCAACCTTGCTCAAGAACAGTCTTGATGTAGCGAGGAACGCGAACGAGGCGAGGCCATGTTGCAGGATCAGCTTCGTTGAAAGCTGGAAGCGAGGCGTTGAATGCCGAGTCAGCGTTGAAACGAGCGGAGTTGATGTCGTAACCAAAGGCGTAGTCGCCGATGATACGATTGATGCCGAGTTTCAAACGAGTAAGACGCTCGTCGAAATCGGTGTTTGCATCCCAGTAACCGTTGTTACGCTTGGCTTGGAAGTAAAGCGCACGGCCAACTTGTGGGTCAGGGATAACGATGTCGAGCAAAGGCTGACCAGTCGCGTCTTGGAGATCAAGGCGGAAAGCGTCATCTTCGTCTTGGAGGTCAACGAGTGCATCGTCGAGCATATCAAGCGAGAGATAAGCGATCTTACCAAGGTCAGCAGTGGCGATCTTAACGCGAAGAGCGCAGAGGTCGTAACCAGCTTCGTTGTTGATGGTATGCTCAGGAACGAACCATGCGCCGTCATCGACGAGGCCGCAATAGGTTCCGTCATCCGTAGTGATGCCCATCCATTTGTGTCCAGAACCACCGATGTAGTTGGAACGAAGGAACTCTTCGTGAACGTTCTTGGTGATACGAGCATTCGACTCTTCAAACTGAAGGATTTCTTCAGCAGGGAACAAGCGGTAGAGCAAGCTCTCAACGCAAATCCAGTCAGTGGTCATTTCCTTACGGAGCAATTCAAAAGTGTAGGACTCAGTGCCGGGGCGTTGAATCACTTCTGGTTTGCTATCGCAAGAATCAGTCTCGCAGTAGGTGTCAGTGATCTGACGGAAAGGTGTGCAAGGATCGTGGAATCCACGTCCGAAACGGAATGCTTTCTGTTCAGTTGTATGGTTAAGAGGCCATGCTTGCTCCTCGAAACGGGTGAAATATGCAGAGTTCGTTACGAGTTTCTTAACATAGAGGTCGTTGAAATATTCGCGGCCCTCGCGGAAGAAACTGTCAATCTCAGCACAACTATTGAAGTAGAGTTGATCGCTCATTGATTTTATTTTATTTAGTTTGGTTTGGTTTTGCACCGCAAACTAAACCATGAGGAATAGCAAGCGAGTGCTTGGTTTCCTCTGCTGGAACCGACCCAGAGATTTTTCTGTCCAGAAATCGTTTTTAATGCGAGGTCGATAACTCGCCAACCAGAGTGCGGTTGAATCCCTAATATTATCGTAAACGATAATTTCGGCTATCTCTTACACGCACAATAATGATCTTAATTAATGTGTCAAGAGATTATTTTAAAAAAAGTTGGGGGAGGTAGCGCAATCTACCTCCCCCTTATGACAACCAGAATTAGGAATGTGGGCTATGCTGTCAACCGATTTTGCGGCGAGAACCTCGCGATCTTCGCTGCCAGTCCCTCTGTCATGCTCATTCTTGGCTTCTGGGAATCCGATGTACTAGGAGATGAAGTCATGCGGGATGATCCTTTTAACTGGGCAATGTAATCATCCTTTTCTTTCACCATCTCTTGGTAGGCTTTTAACTGAGCTTGAATCTTCTGATATGCCCGGCCTTGATGAATCAAGCGGTTCATATCTTCTACAGATGCTTGCTCACTGCTCTGCTGTGTTGCTGAAAGTGCAATAGCCTCATCGCGGCTCATATCATACTTGATACCTTTTTCTTTCATGTAATCAGCAATAGCGTCTGGCACTGATGTAGCATTGTCGATCTCTTGTTGGGTATTCTTGTAGCTTTCGCGCCACTGGTTCAGATACTTGTTCCGACCCTCTTGCTCTTTTTGTTTAGTGGTGTGAATGATGTTCTGCTTGGTTTCTTCAAAGTTGACAAGAGCGGCGTGATGCCCTTGAGTTGCTTTGATGAAGCTGTTGACTTGTTCTGCGAACTGGTACTGCTTGAATTGCGAGAGCGAGTTCGTGATTTCTTCAAACGCCTGATCTCGATCTGTTTCTGCTGCTCTACGATCTTCTTCGGATGTCGCATTGAAGATGGAGGCGTTTGCATTAACCGCACGGGAGAATGTTGAAAGAAGTGTTGGATCATTCGATAGCAACTGCCTCGCAGTATCATAAGTGCTCTTGATGGGTTCAAGATAAGTCTTTTTGAAGTCTGGGTTGCTCGTAATATCATGGAAGTCCAACTTACTACGTAAGTCTTTGATCTGTTCTGAGAGTTGTTGTTCAACCTCATTCTTCTCTTGGCTCGCTTTGTTAAGCTGTTCTTGGTAGTGGTTGGTTTCTTTTGTTGATGTTGATTCGGCAACCAATCGCTCAAGTTCTTGGATTTTGGTTTCAAACTTTGGAACCTCGTCTCGCTTGTACTTTTCAAGTTCTTCTTTGAGCTTGCGGTTCTCTTCGATTTGCCTTTCAACGAAACCTTTTTTCTTACCCGTTCTATCGGATGTGATTTCAGCTTCGGTGACTCCTGTCGGTTCTTCTGGTGGTTCTTCTTCATTGTGTCTTTGCATTCCCAGCATTGGATCACCCATGTTTGTTCCACTAGGTTTTCCATCGTCGGTTTGTTGTTTGCTGAACTTCTTTAGGAAGTCAGATGTATTACCTTTGATCGGAACTTGGGGTTTATCCTGTAGTTCCTTGATTACTGCTGCTGTGTCGTTTGTGTCTGCCATAAATTAGTTTTCGTCGAGGTCTGGGTCAATCGTACTGTCTTTTGTCTCTTTATTTCTTGAAGAAGATTTTGTTTTTTTAAATTCTCCTTGTTCCTCTGTTCCAATAGCATCAATAGTTTTGATTGCATGGATTAGCGTGGTTACTCCGTCTGGTGGGTTTACGTTTAGCAGTAGGTATGCTTGTAGTTTGTTCCAATCTTCGTGTGCTGTAATGGCAGCGCATAGTGATTTTACTTTTTCTGTGGTCATTGTTGCATTGGTGTTATGTTAGTCTCCATCTCAACTTCCTCAACTTCGGTAGCTTCTGGCTGGCCGGGAGTCTCTGGTTGTTCTGGAGTCTCGCCCTGCATAGCTGCCATCTTCGCTTTTTCCTTTTGGATTTCTTGGCGAGCTTTGGCTTTCTGTAGGGCAAGTTGAGTAATACCTTGTTCCTTGCGCTGCTCTGTACGTTGAGCGTGGCTGATGGAAGACTTGCCAATCGCAATGTCGGCAAGTTGTTGTTTGGTATCGATGTCGATACCAGATTTGGCAGCGAGGTATTGAAGTTTGATGTCTTCTTCGGAATTTGGCTGACCTTGCTTCTGAGCTTCGGCTTGAGCCATTTCTTGGTACACAGACTGAATTTGATCTGCCATCCCTTGAGCTTCTTGCATTCCCTGCATGAATTGCTTGAGGAAATCCTTTTTAGACTCATCCTTACTGATGTACTCAACGTGAGCCATGATGTGACCACCTTTGAATTTAACCGAACGCATTGCCAATGATAGATCAGCAATGTCTGGTTGACCTTCTTGGATAGATTGTGCGTTCATCTGCAATTGCATCATCATATCCTGCAAGTGACCAACAGCGTGTTCGATATGAGGATCAGTTGGCAATACAGGGAAGTTCTGCGGATTGACAAACGCATCAGTCATTCCTGCATTTTCAAATCCAATCACACGATTAACGTCAGTAATCTTAGGTATCTTTGTATTACGATACCTAGATACGTTGTCACGTCCAGATAGGGCAGCAATAGCGTCCTTAACGGCGTTCTCTTGCCCTTCGTTGGCTGGTGTGATAGCTGTGATCTGGAGTAGCTTCTCAGCGGTGATTAGCTTGAATGACGGGCTACCAGCACCATTGATTAGGTTAGAGCGGATGCTAGTGATATTCTTCCAAGCAGCGGCTTCTTTAGGTGTTCCCAGTTCTTCTAGGATTTCGTAGAACTTCTTAACGTATTCATATCCATCATCGCTAGACTTAGCGTTTACAAACCTCTTGTAGAGTTGTTTGAAGTACAATGTTTGACACTCATTGAAACGACGAATCTGTGTTCCAGAGAGTTTGGCTGATTCAGCAGCATCGAGTTCTGCTTCTCCTTTGGTGCGTTGTTTGCCACCGCCAGTAGGTGCATTGATACGATACTGACCCATGCCCCTATACATATCTCCCATGAAGAATTGCATGAAACTCATACTTTCTGCTACTGGGAGTTGGAATCGGTTCTGAATGAACTTAGCCCCATCTGGCAATACGCTGATTGGCAACCATTCCATTTGTTTCAGCATTTTAGTTGCATCTGGCCCTTGTCCTTCGATCATCAACATGGAGTTAAGACGAACAGCATCAACAAGGCTATTCATTGTGAAGTCATACTGACGGCAAGCAACGAAAGCGGATTCGGCTTGGCTCTTAATGTCTTGGAATAGACCAGAACCAACTGAATCAGTTAGCATATACATGATCTCATCCCATGAGTTAAACAATCCAACTTTAAGCATCATAAAGCCATGTTGGGTTCTGATGTCATCTTCGCTGATCTTTCCTGCTCCTTTTACATTAGAGTTAATGTAGTCACAGATTGGTTGGTAATCTTGAAGAACAATAGCCTTACTGATCTTACCATCAAACTCTCTCCAGAATACTTCGTAGAGATCAATCTTTTGGTTAACCGAAAGTGACCAGTTGAATCCTGATTCGCTGATGGTGCGGAAGAAGTCTTCACGGGTCTTCCTGTGGTTATTGAATGAACGGTGGAAACGGATAGCGTCAATAGCTGCATCTACATTCCAGCCCATCGCTTCAGCAGCGGCGCGGTTTTCGATCTTCTTGTACAACTCATAAGGAGTCAGGCGGACACGGCGCACAAACTCTTCAAGGTTACAGAAGTCGATACGAATATCATCTGGGAAAAGGAGATCAGATAAGAAAACGTGTTCTGGCATCCATCCTAGCGGACTATCCCACATTCCAATACCTTTTCCGTACAAGAGCATTTCTTCTAGGTCTTGCTCTGTATTATAAAGGTAGCCGGGCCACTCGCGGATTGCTTGGTCGAATGCCGTTGCAATGTTCTCAGAGTTGACAAGGCGTTCCTTTTCATTACCAAACTTGCTTTTGATTGTGCAGCAAGCCTGACGCTCAGTAATTACATCGTAGTAACTGGACTTTTGGTTATCAACGATAAATCCAAGTTGTCCATAGTTAACATCTGATTGCCAAGGTAATCGCTTTTCGGCAAGCCTGCTGTACCCTGTCGGGGGAAACATTTTGTATGCCTTGTAAATACGAATGCGTTTATTCTCGCGCCCGATGTTTGCTTGCCTCAAGTGGTTGGCGATATTCCAAGCGTGATTGGCGTTGGAGATTCGTGTTGCTGGCGGCTTGCCATCTTGATCTAGAGTTGCTAAACTGAAGTTATCATTGCCGATGCTTAAAGACATATATTAAATAAGTTGAAGTTCTTCCCACCTTAGTGAGTTTCTTGAATTTTTTTGTAGGTTTAGTTTTGCTGGTAATACCTGTAGATTTGAAGGTATATGCAATCCACCTTTTGATATTGGGATTATGTGATCTACATGAAACTGCAAACCAAATCTTTTTTCAAGTCTTATTCTTTGCAAGTATATGGTTTCTATAATCAGATTCTGCTCTGAAGTTAAATCAGGCGTGTTGTTTTTTTCGGCTGCCCTACGCTTTGAGTTTCCTTTTGCTATAATCAATTTATACTTGTCTGGATTTTCTTTTATCCAATTTTTTAAATTTTCTTTATACTTTGTTGGATTTTTTTTCCTCCATAACCTTGAACTTTCTTTCCCTTTTTCTCTATAGCGATCAATATTCTTTAATCGAGAAACTCTCAATTGTTCACGTATTGCAATCCTGTTTTTAGCATATCTATCTTTTACGTATTCTCTGTGAGAATTTTCGTTTTTGCTGTAGTATTTAGAATTCCTTTCAGATTCGCGTTTTTTCTTTTCCTCAAACTTTTCTTTTGAAAGCCAATACTCGCCATCCTTGCAAGAAGATGCATATTTCCAAAACACTTTCCCATCTTCGCGGACATCTCCTCGTTTATGTTTTGTGATAGTTTCCATTTTATCGGTTACGATAATGAGTTTAATGCGTTCCTTCTTCTATTACATGAACTGCATCCCCTTGCTTTATGTTCAAATTTAGTTCCAAGAACCTTGTCAGCTACTCTCGCTACAGTATGAATTGCTTGGGCTATATTATCTCCCAATCCATCAGCGTACCAGCAACGATCACTTGGTTGGCGTTGGCAGATTTGATCCTCTACAATTTGCTCAATGTTTTCTGGAATGGTAACTCCATTAGAACGGCAATCTTTTTGGATGTTTGAAATCAGACTGCTCCATGTGCTTCCATACACAATCGCTGGGAAGGTGAGTTTATCACGCTTGATCTCGTATTTGTAGTACCACCCACCGACTGGAGCTAGGTTTCTATTTTTGAGTTTCATCTTGCCTTTTGTTTGAAAATATATTTTATTATTGATATGTCAAGAATTTTTTCTGGAAACACAGGCATCCAAAAGTACGGTATCAAATTCCCTGAAAACATGGACGAGCTTGGTGTAGAGCTATACTGCTACGCTATTAGTAAGGGTGAATACGGAAAGGATTACTGCAATAAGCACAATATAAATCTTTCAGATTTTAAATTACTCACTCCATACGAACATTTCTTGAAGGCAGTAAAACTCCAATGGCCTACTGAAGTTTCTATTGTCAACAGAGGCTATACAAATACTCAGTTGTTGAGAACTCTGGAAGAACTCTGCAATAATGATGATATCTGTTTGGCTGGCGCGGCCTCGATGGGAAAGTCGTTTCCAGTTGGACTTTGGGTCTACCTTGACTGGTGTTCTGCACCGCATTGCACTTCATCTTGGGTTGCCACAACTACTCTTGGTGCGTCCGAAGATCGTATCTGGGGTATCATTTCTAAGTTGTGGAAATCCGCTGCTGTCCAGTTTGGTAAGCTAATCGACTATCGCCACATGATTGTTTGGGGCGGTGGGTCGAACGATGAGGATAAGGACTATCGCAACGCTATCAAAGCTCTGGCATTCCAGTCAGGTAATGAGGGTCAGAAGGCTATTGATACTACCCGTGGACGTAAGAATGATCGGATTAGATTGGCCCTTGATGAGTTGCCCGAAATGGAACTAGGCGCGATTACTGCCCGTGTTAACTTATCAGCTAACAATGATGTAGTCTTTATCGGTATTGGAAACCCATCTGCTGGTGACAATCCTCATACCCGCTGGGCTATGCCTAAGGGTGCTTCTAACTTCGATACTGTCAGTCCAGAGATGGATAAGTGGGAGACGGAGACTGGTGTTTGTTTGTTCTACAATGGCATGAGGTCGCCAAACTTCGCTGCTCCAGAGCATGAACCATCCCCGTTCCCGTTCTTGATGGATCGTAAGAAACAACAAGTCATGCTCAAGCAGTGTTATGGTGATGAGAATGCAATTGATTATGTTCGTAACGCTATTGGTTGGTGGCCCAAATCTGGATTTGCACAGACCATTCTAACCGCTGATCTGATTCGTAACGCTGATACCGACGAAGAACCACTCTGGGATTCAGAAGGATTCCATAAGATTGCTGGCTTTGATACGGCCTTTACAGTGGGTGGAGATAGGTGTGTGCTTACTGTAGCTAAACTGGGTTACATTCGCGGGACTCGCAATCGTGTTATGTGGTTGGAGAAACAGAAAGTCATTCAGCTATCTGCCCGTGAAGCTGCTGAGTTTGAAGTTGGTCTGGCTAAGGAAGTAGTTGAGCTATGCCGGGCTGCTGGAGTTCAGCCTACCAAATTTGGTATGGACGTGTCTGGTGATGGTGGTCGAGTTGCACAAGCTATCATCCGCGAGTGGTTGAGATATGATGCTAGTGGCCACTCTATCGCCCTCATTTCTTCTATGGGTAAACCTACTGAGCGTATGGCAGCAGAGGTTGATAAACGCCCGTGTAAGGATGTTTATGATAGACTTGTCTCGGAATATTGGTACTCAGCCTATCATGGCTTTAAGAGTCGAGTGATCTATGGTGTTGGCGCAGCGTCTGAGTTGGCGCGAGAACTTTGTATCCGTAGGTACACAATTAAATCTAAGAAGATTTCCGTAGAGACTAAGGATGACTTCAAAGGCCGCACTGGATACTCGCCCGATTTGGCGGATAGCTTTCTTTACTGCCTCGAAATGTCTCGTAGGTTTGGATTGGTTTTTATCGGAAACGATAAAGCGGTTCCGACTAACCGATTCTGGGCTAGAGAAGAAAAGCCAGTCGAATCTACTATGGATGATGACTACTCTACCGATGACTGGGGAGAGGATTAATCCAGAATACCTTGAAGCTCTAGCGTGTTCGCTACTTCCTCTGGTATTACAATACGAACGAACTTGCGTCCATCGTGGAACCCTAGTGTTTCAATGGTTCTAATGTCTGATTTCTTTACCCAGCATTGATTGAATTGCTGTTGGAAAAGAATCTTAACTTGGTTTTCATCTACATGGTATCCCTCGCAGATGATCATTGAAACGAATGTATTATTTGAACTCATATATTAAATATCCTAATTCTCTTGCCCACGCAGGATTATCGTGGATTCTGGTGTGGCAATTTCTGCATACCGCCATAAAAGTTTGTTGTGAAGATAAGTTTTTTCCTCTTTTACTTTTGTGATGTATATCCGTTGCTTGCGCTCCACAGACTTCGCAATTTCCTTGAACTTTTTCAAAGTATTCCTTTCTTGCTTCAGAGTATTCTTTGTTAAGAACCTTACGCTTATCTGAAACAGGCTTTAATCTTGCCCCCGTTTTTTTGAAACCTTTTTTTCTACTAAGCATTGATAGTAGTTTGTTAGCTCTTGAAGTCCGATGGAGGCCAACTCCAATGAGTCGTACTCTGGTCTGAGGCTGTCTGGGAAAGGCTTTCCTCGTTCGTGCATAGGGCCGGGGTTGCTTGCAGCGTAGGGACTGACTCGGACGTAGTACTTGCCGTTTTCGATTTCGAGGAAGGTGTGCATAGTTCGATCACTTTATCTACTTGTTCTTTCTTCAGAATGCTCTTGGAGTTTACTTCAATCTGGTTGATTAACGATCCAGTTACGCCGATCTTGTCACCTAGTTCCCTGACTGTCATTCCTAGTCGCTTGCGGGTTTCCCGAAGCTGATTCGCAAAGGTCTTGCGTCCAATAGAACGAATGTAGCGAGACTGCTCGTATGCAGTCATGCAAGATTCATAGGCTTCGTATAGTGGATGCTTCATTTCAATTAAAAGTAAACCAATCCTATTGACAAGTCAACACTTTTTTGATAGTCTATTTGCTTATGGATAACACTAACGAAAACAACGCAGTAAATAAAGATGCAGAACGTATGCTTGCCGCAATCAAACAAACAGTTCTAGTTACAAATATGTCTCTAGCTACTGCACTAAATACTGGTTTCATTGCACAATATGAATCTGAAGAGGGCATATGCAACATGGCACTCAAACCCAACAATACTGCTGTTGTTGCAATCACCGCTGCAAGTGGACTAACAATTTACCAGTCTAACTTTTTTATAAGTGATAATGATGAAATTGGAGAACACCGCTACATCTACAAATTTGAGAATGAAGATAACGCTGATGAAATCTGGGACAAGATCAATGACCAGATGTATCAATGGTCGAGGAATGAAATTAAGTCTGTTAGTCTAGAGTGACTATCGTTACCGATAAAAATATTGTAAAAAACATTTGACACTATCACTAGATGTAGTAGTGTCTTTCTTGTGCGAGCAATCGTGCCTTCGGGGTGAGAGCCGAAGAAAGGTCAGGAATTAAATTAACAAATAAAATATATGATCCCTTGTGGTGGTAAACCACTCTCATGCGTCAGTTGCCGCTTCCTGTCGCCATCACAAGGGGTCGCCTTTTTAACATGATTATTAAAAGCAAAGCATTCACGTTAGTTGATACACGAAGTTTGGATAACATTAAATTATCTGTATGCGGAATTGGATTATTAGCTCATATTTCAAGATGGACGGATGATAATCTTAATACAGCAGAGATATTAGATGAAATCTATGATATGTGCCATCATGATAAATGTGCAGCAGTAGGATACATAGAGCTTTTAAAAGAAAATATTATCCACAATTTCTTCCAAGAGGACGAAATGGATTCAATCAAATCACTTGCTAAAAGATGAAACCAAGAAAACTAGGGAGAATCGTACTTAGAGAAGAGTTTTTTTGCATCACTCAATGCATGGAAGAAGCAATGATTTTAAATCAGATGTGTTATTGGTCTGAGCGAATTGAAGACATAGATAAATTCTTAGAAGAAGAATACACAATGCTAGTAGATCACGTTCCAGTACTATCTCATGGATGGATTTATAAATCAGCTTCACAATTAGTTGAAGAAATGTTCGGAGCTATCAGCGAAAAAACGATGAATAGGGTTCTTGATAGATTAGTAAAAAAGAATTTTCTTCATAGAAGAGTTAATCCAAATCCACGGTATAGGTTTGATAAAACTTATCACTATAGAGTCAATTTTGTAGAAATAATTTCTCAATTAAACGCTAAGAATATGCCTTTAAGTGGATATTCAATAATTGAAGAATGTGTAGAAAGAATAAACAAAGGTGTCGCTCCGATCCGTCAAAATGACGCTTCGGTTGATCATTCTGACGGAGCAATACCAGAGACTATAACAAAGATTACATACAAAGAAGAAAACCCTATAATCCCTTTAGATAAAAAAACTGATTTATTCCCGACTGAGAAAATTGCCAAAGGCAAAAATGTTTCCCCCCGTTGCGAAGCCCCCCCAGAAAATAATTTTCCAGCGGAATTGGATTCACCAGATTTTCGTGAAGTATGGGAAGAATATCTTGAGTTCAGAAAACAGAACAAATGGAAGACAGTCGAAATCTGGAGAGCAAAACTTTTGAAGAAGCTAGTCTCTTGGGGAAAGGAAGACGCAATAGCATCCCTAAATGCATCTATGGAGAGTGGGTATCAGGGAGTATTCCAACCTAAAGAAAAACAAACGCAAAGTTACAATCCCTACAAGCAATCCTTCTAATGAAAAAAATACCACTAATGAAAGTAGTCCCAATGGCAACCAAAAGCGAGGCAGCAGCGTTAGCTTTAATTGCAATAGACAGAAACATCCTCGCGCAACAAACGTGGGATGTGGATTATTTCGCTCTGCCGCCCCACAGGAAGGTTTTTACAGCACTCCAAGGGGTTCACCAGCGAACAGGGGCTTGCTGCCCGTTTTCTGCCATTGCTGAGTTAGAAGCTACAGGCGAAATCGAAGCGGCGGGAGGAGAGAACGAAGTCCATGAGATTCTTTCTACCATGAAGATCGCTTCTGGAAAGGTTTGTCAGGATATGGCGGACGATTACCGCAAGCAGCTAGTCAGAAACAAAGGATACCGCGATGTCATCAAGGTTATCGAGGAAGAAGAACCGAATATCCGAGTAGGAAAGTCCGATTTGAAGAAATTATCGGAAACGATAATGAGATGTTCGGAGGATCGGAGTGTAAAAGTAAAGCCAGTCAAAGATATTATCTTGGAAATCATCGACGAGATGGAAGGAAAGTCCAAAGAAGAGTGTTTTACCACAGGAATGATCCGATTAGACAGAACATTGAGGGGCGGACTGCATCATGGAGAGCTTTTGACGGTAGCTTCAGAGACTGGTGGAGGAAAATCCATCTTCCTCGTCCAAGCAGCAGTAGCAAATCTACTCAACAACAAGTCAGTTATCTTCTTTTCATTAGAAATGAACGCCAAAGACATCCTAACTCGTATGGCTTGCAACATGGCTGGCTATCCGATCCGCGAAAGAGCAGAATATCTCAACGCAAACAAGGTAGAACTAGACGCAATCACCAATGCACTCACCAAATTGCATGGTATGCCACTCCAAATCATAGATGCAATAAGTGATATTAACGATATTGAGGCCAATATTAACCGATATGTGGGAGAAAATCGCGCAGATGTAGTTATCGTAGACTACCTCCAGATCGTATCCATTGAAGGTGTAGATAACCGCGAGAATGCTATCTCTGAGATAACAAGAAGGTTAAAGGTATCCGCATCTGTTAACAAACTTGTAATGCTAACAGCCTCCCAGTTAAATGATGAAGGAAGGTTACGAGAGAGCCGGGCGATTGGGATGCACAGTAATCAGATTATTTACGTTGAGCATCTGAAAACTAAAAGCCAAGTGACCGTGAAGAAGAACAGGCGCGGCCCGAAAGATTTCAGAATAGATATTATCATGCACGGGGAGACTTCACGCATCGAGGAGGTATTCTAATGTCAACAGATAAAGCATACGGGAAGGCATCCAGATTCATGGATGCTGCACTTACTATCTGGGAGTCACAAGACAAAGAAAGATATTGTATAGCGGAGAACTACTGGAACGAAGGGATGAAAATCTACAACGAATACTTTATTCAGAGAAAAGTATTGACAGAGTTACAAGATATTGATAGTTTGCTTCCATGAATTACGAAACAAGAACAATCAAAGTATCAGTCGCTCCGAAAGGAGAACCGATATTCCACAATGGAGTAACAAGCATAGAAATTGTAGACGAAGCTGCTGGTGAGTTTCTTGAAGTAACTCAGTGCAACGATAGCAATGAAGGTAAGATTTCAATTGAAAAATCTGAATGGCCTACATTGCGAGCAGCAATCGACCAAATGATAAATGAGTGCCGTGACTACAAGTGACACACCGAATATGAAAACATACAAAATAAATTACAACTCTCCATCCAATATATTTAAAGGAGAAGTGTTTACTGATGCTGAATCTTCGCCACAAGCGATGGATACGTTTTTAGCATGGCTAAGAGAGCAATCAGTTTGGGTACACCTTTGGGATATTCAAATTTCAATCAAAGAAATTGGAGATGGTAAATGGATATGAATACACCAGATACAGATGCAAATACATGGTCAGATTCTTCTGAGGGAATTTTATGTAAAGTTGTCTCCGCTGAGTTCGCTAAAAGACTAGAACGCGAGCGCGACGAGGCGCGGTTTTTACTCAAACAAGCGCAATCTTCGTTAGACGCAATACATTTAGAGGTAGGTGGATGGATTAAAACAATGAAGGAGAACACGGATTAAAATGAGAATAGACTATGATAAAGATCAGTTAGCATACGCATTGGCAAATGCTTTGAAAGAGCGCGACGAGGCGCGGGAGAAATACGCAACCGAGGCAACCGAACATATGCTGGCAGTTAATAAACTTTGCAACGAGCGTGACGAGGCGCGGGAGGAAATCAAACGATTGAAGGTAATTTTAGACTTAATTAAAAAGGATGTATCATGATAAACTCAAGAGCTAAAGGAGCAAGAGGAGAAAGAATGTGGCGTGACCAACTCCGCGCCGAAGGTTACACCGCTAAACGTGGACAACAACACGCAGGAGGACAAGACTCCCCAGACGTAGTATGCGAAGAACTTAAAGGTAAACTCCACTGGGAAGTTAAGTGTGTTCAAAATTTAAATTTAGATAAGGCTTGCGAACAAGCAGAGCGTGATGCTAATGGCATTGCGTGGGCGGTCGCGTCCAAGAAAAACAACAAAGACTGGAAGGTTACAATCTCTGCCTCCACGTTCTTTAAACTATTAAGAGATGGAGTAGACGGACTATGATGCACGAATTTACAATAACAATTGACGATCAGTATCGCGTATATCAATATATTATAAATATTTCAAAAGAAAACTCAATAAGCAAAATTATTAATACAATTTGCAAAGAAAATAATATTAATACTCCAAAAGGAAAATTTTTAGGATTTATGGAAAAACCAACAACTAAAGCAGGTAAGGCCGCGAAGGTAGCTAAGGTCATAAGTGAGTACAAACGTGGGACACTCCACGCTGGTATCAACCCTAAAGGCCCGAAGAAAGCACCACTAGCAAAGAGCCGTGCGCAAGCAGTGGCAATTGCAATGAGTGAAGCAGGAATGAAGAAAAAGAAAAAATAATATGAAAAAAGAAAACGGAAAGAAATGTTGTGGCATGAAAAAAGGATGCAGCAAGAAGATGCACGAAAAGATGGAATCTAAAGCCATGAAGAATATGGAACGTAAGCGTGGCAAGAAATCCTAGTTATAACAAGTTTAGTGAGTTTACAAAAAACTTATAATATATGGAAAAGAGATTTGCTAAAGTAGTAAAGAACCCAGCTACTGGCAGGACTAAGACTGTCAAGTTTGGGCAAGCTGGGAAGGCTAAGGATGGTGGAGATCGTATCCGCCCCGGCACAGCTAAAGGAGACGCTTACTGCGCTCGTTCAGCTAAGATCAAAGGAGATTGGAAGTCAGACCCAAATAGCCCGAATAACCTATCCCGTAAAAAGTGGAAGTGTAAGGGAAGCAAATCAACTAAATGAAAAGATGCCCTAAGTGTGGTTCAAACTCAAACGTCTGTGATTCCAGAGAAAAAGGAAACAAGATCATGAGAAAACGCGATTGTAGTAAACTTGGTTGCAGAACAAGTTGGACAACCTATGAAGTAGATTCTTCTTATATTAAACATATAGAAGACCTACATGAGAAGATTAAACAACTTAAAACATTTATGATTACACTATGAGGTTCCACATCTTAGGGCTTCCTCATACCGTTTCATCTAAACAATTTAACGCCTGTGCTTACACACAGAAAGTAGTTAAATTCGGAAAGATGATGACCGAACGTGGGCATGAAGTCATCCACTACGGGCATGAAGATTCTGACTTACCATGCACTGAACACGTTACTGTATTAACCAATGATGACTTTAAAAAATCCTATGGTAGCCATGACTGGCGTAAGACATTTTTTAAGTTTGATACTAACGATCATGCTTATCAAACCTTCTACAAAAACGCTATTAAAGAAGTAGGTAAGAGAAAACAAAAGAACGACTTCCTGCTACCTTTTTGGGGATCAGGAGTCAGACCGATATGCGATGCCCATCCAGATATGATTGTAGTTGAGCCGGGCATTGGATATGCTGGTGGTCACTGGGCTAGATTTAAAGTGTTTGAATCCTATGCCATCTACCATGCTTATGCTGGTATGCAAGGTGTAGGTTCCTGTAAACAAGACTGGTATGAAGTGGTCATACCCAACTATTTTGATATTGATGATTTCGATTATAACGAGAAAAAAGAGGATTACTATCTTTACCTTGGTCGGGTATATTCTGGTAAGGGAGTGGAAATCGCTATTCAAGCGACTGAAATCCTCGGCAAAAAACTAGTCATAGCTGGGCAAAAAGAAGAAGGTTACAAACTCCCAGATCACGTTGAGTATGTGGGGTACGCAGACGTTAACAAAAGAAAGAAGTTAATGTCCAACGCAACAGCTTCCTTTATTCCTTCGATGTATGTAGAACCCTTCGGTGGTGTACAAGTAGAGAACTTACTCTCTGGTACTCCCACCCTAACTACAGACTGGGGCTGCTTCGCAGAAAACAACCCACATGGTATTACAGGATACCGATGCAGGACTATGGGTGACTTCATAGATGCCATGCATAACATCAAGAAGATCAGACCAGCGGACTGCCTAGCCTTCGGTAAGAACTTCACCTTAGATAAGGTAGCACCAATGTACGAGAAGTACTTCAATGACATCCTTGATATATACACGGGTCGGGGATGGTACGCAGACGGAAATGGACTTAACTCACTCTACAAATACTATCCATGAGCTTTGAATCAGAATACTGGGGAGACTGCTGTAATACCTTCGACGAGGATCAGAAACACTACGTCTATGCACAATACATGGGACTACATACCGTAGGATATTCCTTCTCTATGTCAGGGAAGTCGGTAGTAGATATAGGGGGAGGGCCAACTTCGATGTTACTGAAAACAACTAACCTAGAAAAAGGGTTGGTTGTCGATCCGTTATTATACCCACAATGGACTTACGCTAGGTACGATGCTAAGAAAATAGATTGCTTAGTCATCCGTGGGGAAGATTTTATCGGTAACGATAAATTCGATGAAGCGTGGATTTACAATTGTCTCCAACACACAGATGACCCAGAACTGATTATTAACAACGCAAAACGCGCAGCTAAGATAGTCAGACTCTTTGAATGGGTAGACATCCCACCCCACGAAGGGCATCCCATAGAACTCACAAAAGAAAACCTAGACCGATGGTTAGGTAAAGAAGGTGGTACAGTGCAACTAGCAAGATCAGGCTGCTACGGAAAAGCCTACTACAATATAGTATGAACTGGGACGAATACGCTATGAGTATAGCTGAGGTAGTAGCTAAGAAAAGTAAAGACCCATGGAGACAAGTCGGGGCAGTCATACTAAGAGAAGATAATTCCATAGCCTCAGTAGGGTACAACGGATTCCCCCAAGGTATAGAAGAGGACTGGTCAGACAGAGAAGAGAGAAGAAAGTACGTCATCCACGCAGAACAGAACGCCCTCAGATACACCCAACCCGGCGAAGGAAAGACACTCTGCTCAACATTACTCCCTTGCTCAGACTGCTTAAAGACCATAGCCGCCTATAAGATAAAAAGAGTTATCTATAAGGACATCTACCAAACTGACCCATCCGCCCTAGTAACAGCAGAAAAAATGGGAGTCACCTTAATCAAACTATGAAACACAATAACCTCAACCTAGAATCTAACGTATCCCAAGATGACGCTCGCGCTGGTTACAAGACTCCAAGAAGGACAGACGAGATAAACAAAGCCTGTGACAAATTCCTAGACTCCCGTGGAGTCAAACCATCCTTCTTCCAGAAAAATAAGAAATGTCCTACCAAACCCTAGTCCTATTCCTAGCTTGGTTAACCCTAGTAGTCTGCCTCCTACTAGAGAACCGCTATCGTTAACACAAAAACAAAGGATGGTTACATCCCAGTATTGACACTGGTATAGGGGCCAAATAACTGGTTTCTCTAGATAAAGAGGAGTATCTGGATTTTGGAGTCGCGCGAGTTTGGGGTGTGCCGGGTGTCCCCCCATGCCATCGGCCGCTCCATTAGAAAAGAGATTCCTTTGAGTCCCTGTGTGCCATGCTGTGCGCTGCTGCTGCCTTGTCAGGTGCAATCGCTCGCTGTCGTTGTCGCTGGTGATATTGATCTGTCCTGATCTTGGCTGGCGGGATTGCATCGCTTGTCATTGGCTGGCGGGATTGCGTATCATTGGATCATTGACTGGCTGGCTGGCTGGCTGGCTTATAGTGTCACTAGATCATCGAGCTTGTCACCGGATTGGCTCGCATGCTTGGGGTGGAATTGTGTCAATGTGAGGCATGAGAGAATGGGGCGCGATATTGGCAGAAAATGCACTTTGCTATTTAGTAGAGCGATGCCGTGATTTCACAGCATGATGGGAAAAAGGCTGCTTTGCTGTATATGGCGAGACAGGGCAAAAAACATTGCGCGAGGTTGGCCGTGTAGGGCTTTGTTTGAGTGGAGCGCATTAGTGGCATGGGGGATTTTCGCGCTTTATCTCGAATCATGTTGGCATGGCTCTTGCTAATAAACTATGTTGACAGCTTGGCATGGGAAATGCTCGCCATGTTGTAAAATACTACGAAAAAAACTCAAGATATTGAGTTGACATAGCGTGAATGCTCTATATAATAAAAAGCGTGGCAGTCGTCAGAGCCTTTGAAATACAGGGTTGGCGAGTGAATCCGCAAATTGATCTTTGATTAAAAATAAATCTAATGCTGTCAGATGATAGCACTAGGGAAACATAACTAAAACACTATATCGCTACACAGCGATATTTGATCACATTAGAAAATCATCATGGAAAAACTATTCTCAATCGTTAACACAATCCTTCACTTGGTCGGTTGCATCGCTTTGGGTGCATCGGTTCCTGCTCTTATCATCTGCTCTTATATTGTGGAGGTATCGCGCTAATATGAACGAACAGACACTAGATAAAATCGTTTCAATCGTTGCTGCTCTTTTGATGGGTGGCGCATTAATCTATTTCAATTATGCAATCTCTCTCAAATAATATGACAAAAACACACACACAATGGAGCGTCTCTGATATTCGATACGCTGGTAATCTTGGCACACTTGAAATTGAAAGCGGGGAGTATTTCGACGTAATAGAAACAGAAACTAAGCTCGTTTTCGGTGGTGCAACGAATGCGGGCTTTTTAGAATCCGGCTACATCTTGCGGGAAGATGGTGAGACGTTGGGTGAGACGTTGCAAGAGTTACATTCCGATCTGGAGGTTTACTATCGGGACGGGGCGCAATATGTTTCCCGTATCGTTTGCAATGAAAGGATGTAAAATCGAAACGGGTTCCGGCCCGTCTTTGCACCTTGGCACGTGCGAACTGATGAGAACGCCAAAAACTAAATAGAATAATACGAAAATGAAAATAACACTTAATACCTATCAAATAGCAGATGAATTGAAACGCGACACTAATGCAAGCTGGTCTTATAACGGATCACTTGCCCTTGCGGAATACTTGGAAGAATACGAAGATGGCACAGGTGAGCAGATGGAGTTGGACTTGTGCTCTATCAGGTGTGATTTCTCCGAAACGACCAGCTTACAAGATTGGCTGATTGAACATTTCGGCGCAAAATCCCTCTTGTTCGCTTTGGAGTTGGCTGACATTGAGTTTGATGATTTGGAAGATTCAGACGAGATTGACGCTAAGATCAAAGCGTACATCGAAGACCACGGTACACTCATTGAGTTTGAAGGCGGAATCATCGTTTCCTCGTTTTAATCCTATGACTACCTTCGATAAAATAGCTGTGTTCTCAATCTGTCTTGTGTTCGCCTATGGGGTCTTTTCCCTGTTTATGGCGTTCGCTTCCTATGTAGAAAGGTTCGGACTATGAGCGTAGAAAAAATAAAAGACCTCCACGCCTTGGGTTCTTTGTCATGCTTTGAATTTCTGGATTTACTGGAAAAGCGTTGGATTGCTCTTGATAAAAAAATCAGGTCTTGCACTTGTGGCGATTCCACATGGAATGAGTTTCACCTCTGGAAAAGTGAACGGCATGACATTGATTCCATCCTAGAGAAAATCTAATCCCTCCACATTGCGGGGCGGTTCAATCCCTCCCCGCTTTTCCTCTTAAAAGCCAATCCTAGCCCTTTTCAGCCCTTCACCCTATCATTCACCCTCCGATTCCTCCGCTCCACCTTTGCGCGGTTTTATCGGTTCCGATTATATGAAAACATACAATATCTACACATTCGACACTCCACGATCCGCGACAATGCTTCGCTGGGGCACTCACCCCGTTCCACATTCCACCATGATACCGGGTGAATATGTTCGCTTGGCTCCGCGCACTTGGGCCGTTTGGCTCGGCTCCGCGCCTTCCAGCAAATATATTTACCACGTTCCAAAACGATAATCTTTCCCTCCAAAGCAAACCAAAAAACACAATGAATCCAAAAACAGTCCATCCACATTATCAATTATTGCGTGATTCCGGCTTCGCAGATTGCGTCGATTATCTGGAGTATTGGAATGATGCGAAAATCCCTCCGCCGCGCTGGCAGGGTGCTTTGAATGTGCTTAATGCTTTACCATATGGCTCCACATTGCGGGAAAGCGTAGCGCATAAGCTACGATTATCTGAGCGAGGCCAAATCTAATCCACAAGCGGGACAAGTCCGATCCTTTCCCGCTCCTTTCCACTCATGTCACTCTGTATCCGATTTCCCGTCATTTTCCAAGCCCTCCGCTGCATCGACATATTGCGTGGATACAATTTCTACCTTATCCGCTTTCGTTGGGCCGGAAACGTGCAGCGAAATCATAGCGTTCACAGATAAACCCTTTTTGTCGTGCATATTATTCTCATCCAATCCCAACGCACGGGTTGCAATTTTCTCATATTCAGCCAGCACATCGAGGCGTTGCGCCTGATCTTTAATGTTTCCCGATTTGTGTCTCGTCTCAATCTGCACCCTCTCCGCTGCAATCTCTCTCAGCATAAACGCATAATGGGCAATAGTTTCGCTTGCCATTGCGTCCTCCAACTTAGGAGCGACTACGTTTGCCACTTCTTCCCTCAGCCTTTTCCGCTTGTCGATCCATTTTCCTTTGACCATGCAGTTTTTGAGGTAGAACTTGGACATGAGGCTAAACTCAGGCAGTTTCAGAATGTCCGACATCTCAGCCCCTCCCATGAATAGGCTCTCAATCTTATCCATGTCCCACTTTTTACGCTGTCCCCTACCGAGCGTTTTTGCATCTAACTCTGGCGTTTTGTTCATACTTTACTATTCACAAGAATATGCCAGATTGTCAACAGATTTCCCTCCACAACACAACAACACAACACAACAATGAAAAATACAATGAGAACAATAGACAAAGCAATCATAGACCAAATACGCGGAACAGAAACACGCCACACTATCAGGCTGACAAATTGCCTAGATGGTTACGAGACTTGCATCCTGTTAGATCAGGAATGCGGAGATATGTGCATTATCCAGTCATATGATAATAAGATAACGACCACGCACATTGATGAAAACGAACTTACAGCCCTCAAATCTGTCCTACTATGAGCTACACCGAAAAAAACCAAGCAACGTGCCTTCCACCAGAAGCCTATATCCGACTCTGGCAAACCTCTTCCAAGTCACAAGAGATGCCAAAGTTCAAATCAACCGTCTACCCAGACAGAAAGATCACCTCTATCAAATTCGAGAAATGAGAACCCACACACTCCACAAACAGAAGCCATTCCGAGTTAAGGATACTTACCTCGCTGACCCAGTTCGTAGAGAGATCGTCGATGCCCTGCAAGCGGTAGTCGATACATTCGGAGATTCCGACTCTCTCCTAGCCCTCCAATGCAGGTCAGCCCTACTTAAAGCGAAATTATGAACGTCCACGATCTACTGGCAACGGTTGAATGGTCACATCCCATTCAGCTAAATACTAAACGAGGGGTCAGACTCCTACGCAAAGCTCCGATAGAGGATGCTTTCTGGAAGGTCTATAAAGAAGACCGAGAGACATTCAAAGAGCAGTTGGCTAAGGCTGGCATCTCTATGGGTAAGTTCCGAGACGAGTGGGCGTTGGCTTGGTGGTCAGATGATCAGCTCAAGTTCAAGTCCGTTATCGGTTCCGATAATGTTGAGGAGAAAGTAGAGGAACTTAATCTAATCCCTCTACTGCATCCCGAAGGTTTGTTTGAGTATCAGCAGACCTCCGTTCAAATGGGCGTTGCTTCTATGGCTAAATATAACCGAGTGCTCTTAGGTCACTCTACGGGTGTAGGGAAGACATTCTGTGCTTTGGGTATTGCTAGAGAGTTAGGTAAACGGATCGCGGTGATGGCTCCCAAGGCCATCCTCAGCGATTGGCATCGGGCCGCTAAGATGATGGGCGTTGAAACATTTGAAGTTACAAATTGGGAATGGGTTAGAACTGGCAAATCTAAAATGGGCAGATGGACAAATGATACGAAAAAAGAATTTCGTTATTATTTGCCTGATGATGTTCTACTTATACTGGACGAGGTTCATCGAGGAAAGGCAGAGGGTTCTTCCCAGAACTCATACCTTGTTAGGGATGCAGTAGTCCAAAATATCCCTGCCATTGCTCTATCTGCTACCATTGCAGATGATCCAACTAAGCTATGGGCAATCGGTCAGTTTTTAGGCTTGCACCAAGGCGGGAAAGACTATTTCCGTTTCTTATCACAGAACGGATGCAGAAAAACCCGATTCGGTATGGAGTTCACTGGTGGTCATTCGGTGTTGAAGAAGTTGCACTCTCGTATTTATCCAGAGCGAGGAAATCGCCTTCGACACTCTGACCTTGGTGATGCGTTCCCTGAGACTTTAATCAAAGCAAAAGCCTTTGACATGGACAATGCCAAGAAGATCGCTGGTGAATATGATGAACTTTGCAATCGAATCGAAGAGTTGCGGATGGCTGAGAATTTCAGTGCAAATGTTTTGGCAGAACAAACTAGAGCGAGACAAAAAATTGAGTTATTGAAATGCCCTGCTGTAGCAGCAATGGCGCGTGATTTAATCGAAGAGGGTAATAGTCTCTTCATTGCCGTGAATTATACTGAGAGTCGCCAATGGTTGATGGAAGAGTTAAAAACAACCTGCTCCATTCACGGCGGTCAGTCAGATATTAATCGAAGAGGCAATATTGATTCGTTCCAGCGCGATCAGTCACGAGTCATCATTGGTATCATCCAAGCTACCCGCGAAGGATTGAACCTTCATGATATTAACGGGAATCATCCGAGAGTTGCGCTAATCATGCCGACTCCTAGTATTTTTGATACACGCCAAGTATTGGGACGAGTTCACCGCGCTGGCGGAAAATCCCGTTCTGTCCAATACCTCGTTTACGCCGCTGGCGTTCCTATCGAAGAAAACATTTGTTCAAAGTTAGATGAAAAGTTGAAGAGACTTGATCTCCTAAGTGATGGAGCTATAGACCCAACTATTTCCTTTCTTCCTAAAGAAGAAGAAGAGAATCTAATTTAAAACTAGTTTCACAAAACTTAGAACCAGATTGGAAGAAATTCCTTTCTGGTTTTTTTGTTTTCTAAAATAAAACTAATATCTCTGGAGTCTTATCTGACTTAGATAGATTTTCATGTGCCCAAAGTGGGCGAAGGTTTCTGTAGTGATTAAGTCGAATAACTTCATCTTCTGTTTTAGCCATTGAAACTGGCATAATATGATCTATGTGCCATTCGCCTCTGTTATCCCATGACATACCATGTTTGAATTGCGACTCAATGTGTGATTTAAATTCATCGAAAGAACATCCAAGTATTTGCGTTGTTTTTTCATTCTTTTTAAATGATTTTCTTTTAAAACATTGTCCAATCAAATTTCTTATTGCAACTTTCAATTTAAATTTTGGTTCTTTAGCGCATTTTTCTTTAAACAAAATTGCGTATTGTTTTTTATTTTTAGAATACTTTGTTCTTGAATATTCCCTTATCTTATTTCTGTTATCATTTCTCCAAATTATTAGTCTTTCATTTTGTTGCTTTTGGTTGACGTGATAGTATATGCTTTTGTTTTTTTTCTTCTTTTTAACAAGTTCTTTATACTTGCTTTTCTCATACCAATACTCGCGTCCATTAACATCGTATCTAAAAAAAACTTTACCATCGCTTCGTGTATCACCTTGTTTTAGGTTTCCATATTTACTCATATTAGAAGGCCACCCCCCCTATACGGCTACAAGACTGTCTGAATGACAGGTGAAACCTTTACCGCATAGGTAGGATGATATAGTTAGAGTTCAAATTTAATCTTGTATTTACATTGGGGTTTCACGCCAATGAGCTTTCGCTAATCAGAAGATAAATGAATGAATCTGAAGGTCAAGTTATTTTATGACGCAAAAAAGACCCACAAGAATTAACCTGTGGGCCTTTGATTGTTTCTATCTATTACGTTATGATACGAGGAGCTTCTTCTTCTTTCTCTTCCGTATCAAACCGCTTACGGAATTGTGATTCACGGTAGTAAAAAAACGCCAATTCCATGTGCTTGATCGCTTCAAACCCTTCACCCTTGCGGGATTCAGACTTGATCACCATCATGCTTGCGGTATGCAAGAGGCTGGCAAAGGCGTGTACTCGTTCGTTTAGTTTCTCATCGTCGCATTTAATGAAGCTAAAAGCCTCAAGAATTGTTTTGGATGTTTCGTTTTGTTGGTTTTTTTCTGACATAAATTATTGTTCCTTTGAGAATTTGACCCACTCACCTTGTGCTGCGTCGAACCATGACATATCTTGTCGGTCGATGAGGAAGTGATGGGCTTCTAGTTTATCTGGGACTGAGCGTTTGACTTCAGAGTTTCCGTAGTTTCCTACGTTCAAGACTAGATAACGATGTGGTAGGACAGACTTATCATCCTTACCTTGCTCGTTCCTGACCCTGTTCCTGACCTCAGTAGAGGACAAGCCTTCAGCTTTAGCTACCTCTAGCATGGCTTGTTGCTTCTTAGCGTTGGTCTTTTCATCACCGAAGTTGGCGTTTCCGATCTCACGATAGACCGTAAATGGCAATGCAGCGTCACGTTTAGCAGCAGGGAAAGCCCTACAAGCCCTCGCGTATCCCGAAACTGTGCTGTAACTCTTCTTAAAGTTAGCGCAAAGTTGGTTCACTACATCATCATGTCCGGCGTTATCCAATGCCACCACTGCATCACCGATGATCCATTGTGCGCCTGATTCTAAAGTAAGACCGAAAGCAAATGCTGCTACCCAGTCTTTCATCTCTACCTTACCACGGGGTACGCATTGGGTCATCCCCGCGCCGATGTCGAACTTCTTGGTGAAGGAAGACAACTCTAATCCTTGTTTGACACTCTCCACTAGGGCCAAGGATTCGTTCTCTGGTTCTTCTTCTACTACTGGCATATTAGCTAGGTTAATCCTCTCTTCTTCCATTTCGATTGCCATATCCCAGTCAGCGGACATCTTTTCGTACATCTCTAGCATCTCATCTGGAGCGTCATCTTCAAGGTACTCGTTCTTCTGGAGCTTGGCCCATGCCTTCTTGATATGGGTTTCGTTAATAGTAATCCCGCGCCATTCTGTTTTTGCGAACTCCACCATCTGGCGGAGGTAGGTTGTTACTGATACAAGGATTCCTTCTTGTGTTGGACTGAATAGTTCTAGTTCTTTTTTCATTAGTGTTAGTTAAGGTTAGTTCTGGGAGGAACCGAGGGGGATTAGTAGGGGATGTCGTCAGTTTCTACTGGCGCATCGAGGTCGAGGTCAGCGGCGGCTTGCTCAACGCACTTAGCGAATGGAGTACTGAACCCCTTCTCCAAGTAGAACTCATAGAGTTTAGTGAGTGCTGGCTTACCGATCTCAGCGAGCTTCTTGCCTTTCTGCGATCCACTAGGGACTACAGCAGATGCCCAGTCAGCAGGGTCTAGCTCTTGTTCTACTACCTTTGGCTCCGCTTTGGGTTCAGCTTTAACCTCAGACTTGAATGCGATCCCCTTGCGATTGGCTTCGATGAAGACCGAGGAGACGTAGGCTCGCAGGGTTTCTTCGTCTTCCACTCCCTTGTAGGCATGGCGGACGAGTGAATCTACATACTTGTGTAGTTCAACGATCTTATCCAATGCCTCCGTAGGATTATCGGTAACGATAACTTTGGGTGTTGAAGTAACTCTAGCTGGTTCTTCACTCTCAAACTCAATCTTACCAGTAGCCGTTACCTTGATGATGTCACGATCTACCTTTCCATTCTTACCTTCGTAGGACTCATGCTCCAAGGTAACGCCAGTTAGCCCATGCTTGCCTCGTACGGAGGACAGGGTGACTACGTTGTTCTTGATGCTCTGTTCTTGATTGTTATTGAAGAACTTCAACCCGTAGGTTTGTCCATCAATCTCAATCTCACCGCCTTGGATGACAAACTCACCCTTGGGGCCGTTGAATGTCTTAGGTTCCCACAATTTAGTGACCTTACCAGTCACTCGTTTGATGATGTCTTTCTGTTCGATTCCGTCTAGTTGATTACTCATTAGTTTTATAGTTTGCTTGGTAGTAGTGGCAGAAGGGTGCTACGGAGCAATAACGCTCACACCGCATATCTCCACCGTTTCGTTTCTCTATCGAATGGTTAGCCCCGTAGGTAGGTAGAAGGTTCTCTGCCTCTTCCTTGGACTCACACACTTTTGCTGCTCTCTTGTTTCCGTTTTTCTTGATGGCGTAGGTATCTGCTTTAGCCCAGCGTTCACTTGGATCACAAGCCGGGATGTGGTCATCTGCCATTGCCGCTGCTGCTTGGTGCATCTTAACACGCTCAGTAGCGTAGCGGATAACTTCTTCATTATCCCAGAGTGGAATGTCAACGATGTGGACTGCACATTGAGGATACTCTTTGTCAAACTCAGCCTTGCTCGCTTGCCAGTCCCGAAGGATAGCTACGATCTGACCTTTCTTGACTTCGTATCCGTACTCTCTCCAGAGCATAGCGTTCAAGTTGATCTGTGCTTCCCACTCTTGCTTGGTTCCAAGAAGGAACGAGAAGACCGATGTCACCTTGAAGTCTGAGATAGTATGGTTCTCTGTCTCGTAGAGATCAGTCTGACCAGTTATTGTCCAGTCATTGATCTCCATGTAGAGACGCTTCTCTGTCATCTCAGTCTCACCGCCAGCCAGTTCGACTACTTTATGTACGGACTGACCGAGCAATGCCCACACTCTGTCTGCTGCGTCTTCTACGATCTGCTCAGAATAACGCTTCTTGAGTTGGTTGATTTTCGGTGGCCCGATTAAACTTGTCACCGAGATATTGGCTTGTCTTGTGCCAGCCATATACCCATCGTGCGACAATGCTCTATACATTGGGGCCGGAAGCCCGTGATTATTCGTTATCGTCATCAGAAAATAAGTTGGGGTCGATGCCTTGATCCATGTCACGCATAGCGCAAGCGTGAATGAATGCTTCGTGCCTTGCTTCTTCTACTTCTCCCGATACATCCGTTTCGTCCCAGTCTCGTTCGCTCATTTGAGACATTGGGTCAGCAGTTCGGCTACGCCACGAAGGTGATCTCCCTGATTAACTACTGCCTTTGCATTCGGGAGCTTGCCGAGGTCGAACTTTCCGTCCGCCGCTGATGCTGAAACTAAGCGAAGATAAATCTCACGCTTGAGTGCGAAATCTATCGCTGGTTTTACTTCTGTTTTCACTTCTGGTTCTGTTGTTGTTGGTTTGTCTTTCATTAGTTTTTTGTGGACGGGTGTTGTGCCGTTCACAAGGGCAAATCTACAACACATAATTCTAGTGTCAATAGATTATTTTTAGAAATTATCGGTAACGATAAAAAAAGAAGCGCACCTCAGATTTCTCCAAGGTGCGCCACTAATGAATGAACACGAATGAAAACAGCAACAAGCTGCGGAACTAGATTACATCTGCGTTCTCAGATGTCAATCTATTTCTTTCTTTGTTTATCAATATTGAACAACGCTTCGTTCTTGGAGCTTGTACTTATAGTTGATATTGCTGTCCTGTAAGTTTCTGGATCGAGGTCATTGAGAACTTTGTAGTCAGTCAAAACTGTTTTTCTGTTTTCTCTAGCATACGTCTCAGTGGCTGTTCTCCACTCCTCATCAGTTAATGGACTGCCTAGCTTCTTATCGAACTCGCCCCTATTCAATGGTTGTGGCCCATCACCATTTTTGAGCGTTATTTTAGTTAGCTTTTGCTCATCCTCTGTGCCTACAGAAACCACTGTGACTGGGATTCCGATTGACTTCTTGATCTTTTCTGAGATTTGAACATCACCTAATGGTTGACCGAAAGCATTGATTGCTGGCTTACCAAACATAGGGCCAACGATTGGGATGTTGTTTAAGATCGCGCCTTCTTTGGTTCTTGTATCTATCGGATCAGATAAAAAGTCCGAGAAGTTTTTGGTCGCGCCATAACCAACCAGAGGAACAAATGGAATTAAAGAAAATGAGGCTTCTTGCGCTATAGCTGCAATTGGATCATCTGGATATCTACGGAAGTCAATCAATCCCTGCATCAATCCAGTAGCTGGGCCGCGCCTTGCAGCAGTCAACGCAAATGAGCCAGCAATTTGACTGAGCGTTGAAAGCAACCCTGCGTTTTCTTGTGCATTTGTTAGATCGCTTTTCTTTATTTTTACTTTGTCTTGGTAACTTCTCACTTGCCAGTCATCAATAGCACCCAAGATTTCAATCATAGGTTTTAATGGCCCCGCTGATTTCGAGTCGATAGCATATTTAGTATCACCGATAAATAATTCAATCGAACCCGGATTGTGTTTCTTATGCCACTGGTTGTATGTCTCTGGGTCTTTCGATTTAACTGGGCCGAATCCCGTGAAGACAATGCGAACTGGCTTTTCTTCGTCATCATCAAATGACATTGATCGCAAAAATAAAAGAGGAGCAAGCACAGCAAGTCCAGTTAATTGTTCTACCAAACGCTTCCGTTGTTGGATTGCTGTTCCGTAGGTAAGAGGGTATCTGCCTGTTATAAGGTGACGATAAAGCGAAAGCGGAGTGTAACCATAAGCAACATTTGCTACTCGCGCCACAATCAATGGGAATCCCAAGAACATTCTTTGGAAGACACGCATAACTTCACCCTCCGTTCCTTTTACACCAGAGGTCGCTTGAGAAATCAATTCATACACCTTGATAAAAGGATAAGATAATGTTCCCTTATCTTTTGTTTCAGACTCGGTTGATAGTTGTTCTGTGAATCTCGTCTTACCAATACGAGATAATGAATCGTTGATAGCAGAATCAATAATCTCATTAGAATTAAGGTTCAATCCAGACATGACCCTTGAAATTTCAGCCTTCATCCGCTCATTAGCGTAGATAGTAGCGTCATTCTTGCTGATTCCATCAGCCATCATGTTAGCAATGTCCATCTGCCTCGCTTGAGCTATCATTCTTAAAGCACCAAGCTGTTTGCTCTTGGGAATCTTAGCCATGTTCATCGCTGAAATCATGTATTGATTCAAAGCATTCTGCTGTAGAAGAGAGAATGAAGCGTCATCGAGTGCCTTCAAAACTCTGGATGTTATTTCGGGATAACCAAAAAGATATTTCTTAATAGCTTGTTTATACTGACCATTTTTCCACAAGTTATTAGCGTCATTGTTAAGACGCTTTAGTTTTCTGTCTTGAGTCTCAAGATAATCAACCAATCTACCACTTCTGGTAACATCATTCTTGAATGAAAAAGCAAATTCTTTTGCAGCATTTATCAGGGAGGAACCAAAATTTTCCCATATTTGCATGACTTGCGATGGGCTTGTTACATTTCGTGCGCTCGCAACCGCTGCATCCCATGCAGAAAAAAAGATAGGATCAATAACCTGTACTGTTGCAGTAGTAAATCTACCAAGTGCTTGACCAATATAGAACGCTGAAAGTGAATCTCTCACTCTTGTCGGTAGCGCAACTTTATCAATGATCTTTTTGATTCCCTCAAGTGCTACTGCTTTCTCTGCATCAGTGATAGTTTCATCGTTTATCTTGGAATCCAATTCATTCAGAGCTTTCAGTTGCTCTGATGTGAATCCCTTCCATCCCAGTGATTTGCCAAACTCCTTTGCAACATTACTGCCGGGGTTTAAAACTTGAGCGCGGATTGCTTGGATCAATGCTACGAATCCTCTGTTTGATTCTGGCTTGATGCCTCCTAGAATTGTTTTTGCAATGGATGCCGCCGCTTCCTCTTGAGCTTTAGCGAATCGTTTTTGGAGCGATATGTCCATTAACTTTGCAATACGTTCTGCTTGCTCTT